AAGGATGATTTTGACAGGCGAAGAATGTCAAATTCAATTTCTCCCAACTGGATACATTCATTGGATGCTTGTTGTCTACAGCTTTCAGTAGTCAAGGCACATAAGCAGGGCATTAAAAGTTTTGCGATGGTGCATGACTCTTACGGATGCTTGGCTACAGAAACATCTAAGATGGGTGTGGTACTTAGGGAAGTCTTTGTAGACATGTATAAGGAGGATGTGCTGGCAAAATTCAGAGATGAAATAGTGCCAATGATGAATAATAAAAATCAGGCGAAAGTTCCGCCACTTCCTGAGAAAGGAGATTTGGATATTAATAAGGTGCTGGAGTCTGACTATTTCTTTTGCTAATATTTTTTTTCTTAATATATGCCATACTGGCATTTAGGTACCTCTCTATGACCAACTAAACATAATGGAGGTTTAATATGGCAAACGATAATGTTAAGGGAGTGACCCAGCTAGGCAAAGCGATTTATCCGCATTTGAATAAGGCTGATGTGCGCTTCCAAAAAGAGGGTGTCTATAAAGTCACTCTCGAATTAGCTCCTGATAACGCTAAAGAATTACTTAAGCATATTGATGATGGAGTTAAGCAGGCTCATAAAGAGTCTAACAGCAAGTCTACCAAGACTGCTAACCTACCTTATAAAACGAATGAGGATGGTAACTTGGAAGTTAATTTCAAATGTAAAGCTTCAGGTATAACTAAGACTGGCCAAGCATGGACTCAAAAACCAAAAGTGTTTGACAGTAAAGGCACGCCACTTGCTAAAGGTATTTTAGTTTGGGGTGGCACTACAATGAAAGTTGCTTACGAAGTCATACCTTACAGCAACAACATGCTTGGTAGCGGAGTATCCCTTCGTCTGAAAGCAGTTCAAGTTCATGAATTAGTTTCTGGTGGAGGAGCTTCTGCAGATAGCTATGGTTTCAAAGAAGAAACTAATGGCTATGTGACAGAGGCTGTTGAGTCTTTTCCTGAAGAAGCAAACGGAGCTTCTGATGGCAGTAAAGAAGATTTCTAAGAAAAAAAATTTTAGGAGTGGGCTGGAGGAAGCAGTAGCAAAAGAACTTGATAAACTTAATGTAGATTATGGTTATGAAGATACTGTCATTGCTTACGAAAAGCCTGCTCGTAAAACTCGTTACACTCCTGACTTTAGAATTAAAGTTAATGGTGCATTATGGGAAACCAAAGGAAGGTTTCAAACTTCAGATAGAAAAAAACATTTATTAATTAAAGAACAACATCCTGAGATAAAAATAAAATTTATCTTTTCCAATTCCAAAAACAAAATCGGCAAGAAATCAAAAACAACTTATGCAAAATGGTGCGAGCTGAAAGGCTTTGAGTATCACTGCATCTATTCAACTAAAAAATTATTTCCAAAGGAGTGGTTAAATGGCACGAAGAAAAACTGATTACATTGTAATACATTGCAGTGCTACAAGACCAAGCCAGGACATTGATGCTAAAGAAATTGATAGATGGCATAGAGCTAGAGGCTGGCTTAAAATTGGTTATAATTTTGTTCTGCTGAGATCAGGCAAGAGAGAAATCGGAAGAGGACTCATGGAAGTTCCTGCTCACGCAAAAGGTTATAATCATAAATCATTAGGCGTGTGTTTAATAGGTGGCAGCAATGAAGAAGACCACACCAAACCTGAAAATAATTTTACTCAAGACCAATGGAAAGAATTAGATTTGTTGATGAGAGAATTAATAGACATGTTTCCTAAAGCTACAATCATAGGACACAACGAAATATCAAATAAAGATTGCCCATCATTTGATGTGCAAGAATGGCTCAAGGATAAATCATACGCAAACATAAAGCGGATGATGAAATAAGTTATGAGAGACGCAGAAGAAAAATTTTATTCTAATCAAATAGCTGCTGATAGAGTTTCAAATTTAGCTGACAAGCTGTCAGTTTATCACAGCAGGTTAATGGCTTTGGAAAGAGATGTAGAAAGACATTTAGTAGGTTGCTCTTGTGAACATTCAAAAACACACGAAGAGGAAGGTGTGAGAAGAGGAAGAGAAACAAAAGAATACATAGATAAAATTAATAAAGAAAAAGACATGAAGGAGGTTGAAGATGTTGAAGTTAAACCTGATGAAGAAGGAAAGCGACTTCCTGCGCCATGAGTCTTGTCCGAAGTGTTTAAGTAAAAATAATTTAGCCAGATATTCAGATGGTCATGCCTACTGTTTTACAGAGGGCTGTGATTATTACGAACACGCGGAGGGAGAGGAAGTAAAGGTTGTTAAAAGAATGACAGGATTAATTGACGGAGAATTTAAAACTCTTAATAAAAGATGCATCTCTGAAAAAACCTGCAAGCATTTTAATTACAAGGTAGGCAAGTACAAAGACAAGACAGTACACATAGAGTCATACCTAAACCAAAAAGATTTACAAGTTGCACAACACATAAGATTTCCAAACAAAGATTTTCTTTGGTTGGGAAGCGCCAAAGAGAAGCTCAAGCTCTTTGGTCAGACCTCTGGTAGAGACTCAGGGAAGATGCTTGTTATTACTGAGGGAGCTGTTGACTGCATGTCAGTCAGTTCCTTATGGAATAATAAGTATCCCTGTGTCTCTATAAACTCAGGAGTTAATCAAGCTCCAAAAGATATTAAAAATAATATCGAGTTCGTGGAGAAGTTTGACAGCGTAATATTTTGTTTTGATAATGATGATGTAGGAATTGCATCAGCAAAAAAATGTGCATCATTACTTAAACCTAATAAAGCTAAGATAGCCAGACTGCCGATGAAAGATGCTAACGAAATGTTAGTGGCTGGCAGAGGCGGAGAGCTGTTGGATGCGATATGGCAAGCGCCAGTGTTCAGACCTGATGGAATTATATTAGGAGAAGATACCTGGGAACTTTTAAAAGAAGAAGATCACATTGCCACAGCAACTTATCCGTTTCAAAATCTTAATACAAAAACTGCAGGTCTCAGACTTGGAGAGATAGTTGTGTTTTGCGGAGGAAGTGGCATTGGCAAATCTCAGGTATGTAGAGAGATTGCACATCATCTAATAAAAAATAATGAGATGGTTGCGTACATAGCTCTTGAAGAAAATGTAAAGAGAAGCATCAGGGGTTTGGTAGCAATAGAATTGAATCAACAAATACATTTAGAAGACGTTAGAAAATTAATTCCTGAAGAAGAATTGAGAAAAGCTTGGGAGGCTATAAGTTCCAAAGCTTTCTTTTATGACCACTGGGGCAGTTTGGATAGCGACAACTTACTTAATCGCATCCGCTATCTTGCAAGAGGATGTGGCTGCAGGTGGATAGTGTTAGATCATTTATCCATTGTTGTTTCAGGAATAGAAAACATTGATGAACGAAGAACAATAGACAACACTATGACTAACCTCAGGTCATTGGTTGAAGAATTAAATATAGGATTAATATTAGTTTCACATCTTAAAAGACCAGATGGAAACAAGGGCCATGAGGAGGGAGTTTCAACTTCCTTATCACAACTCAGAGGCTCCCATGCCATTGCACAGTTATCTGATATTTGTGTAGGCATAGAGCGTAATCTTCAAGATAGAGATACTTCAAATCAAGTAACAGTAAGAGTTTTAAAAAACAGATTTACTGGTGATTGTGGCATTGCTTCTATTCTGACTTACAACAAAGAGACTGGAAGACTTTTAGATAGTGACAACCCCTTTATTGATGGAGATGAAAATGGAAGAGCAACTTTCTGACTGGGTACAGGATTACCTGGAACATGACGAAGATTATTTATTACAAACAGACGAAGAAAAATTCAAAACATTCCAAGTCTATAAAACAATATTAAAAGCAGTAAGCAGGACAGTGCAATTTAAAAATGTCTATCCAATTCTTATTGCCAGTAATCCTGAAAGCAAATCCATCATTCAAGGAGCCTTAAACAACTTGGCTGAAATTTTGCCAGAGGCAAGCAGGATAACAGTATCACTCACACACTAGGAGAAGGATGTTAAAATTATTAGATTTATTTTCAGGCATCGGAGGTTTCTCATTAGGAATGGAAGCCACGAATGAAATTGAAACGATTGCTTTTTGTGAGGTCGAGCCATTCTGTCAGGAAGTATTAAAAAAAATTTTCCAAACGTACCTATTTATAAAGACATAAAGGAATTTAAACCAAATGAAGAAGGACTCAGACCAGACATCATCACAGCAGGTTTCCCATGCCAGCCTTTCAGCCAAGCAGGAAAACAAAACAT